GCGGGCGTGTTCTATCTGGTCTTGAACTACACCCGCACGAGCACGTACAACAGCCTGGGCTTTCGCTCGGCATTCGCCAGTCTGTAATCTGCAGGCTGATAATCTGATGAAGGCGCGGTCGCGCCTTCCCAAAAGGGGGGTGATCCAGGCAACTGAGGATCTAAAGATAAAGCAGAAGATTGAAGACATGATGGCTTATGCTTATCCTGCCCTGGCGCAATTTCCTAAAGCGGAAAAACATGCCCTGGCAGCAGAAATAAAAGCGTCCATAAGAAGGCTGCTACAGCTGACCATCATTTGCAATAAAAAGTATTTTAAAAAGACGACCTTGCAGGATCTGGACGTCGAACTCGATATTTTAAGATCCTATGTGAGACTAGCGTTCAACTTGCATTTCCTACCGCCGAAAAAATATGAATACTGGTCTCGGCTTAATGATGAGATCGGGCGCATGATCGGCGGATGGATCAAAAGCCAGAAAGACAATGTTAAATAATTTGGGGGCGGGGCCGTTTTTGATGCGCGTATCGCGGCGGCAACTGGAACAATACGTCCAATGCGGGCGTGTTCTATCTGAACTTGAACAACACCCGCACGAACACGAACAACAACCTGGGCTTTCGCTCGACATAGTCTGCTGGCAGAAGTTATAAACTCAAGGGTTTATATCCAGACCAATGACAATGCGGGTCCTTGCTCCCTGTCGCGCCCAGTTGGGCCGGCAAAATATCAAAATACATTGCGGGCGATGAGTACCCTATAGAGAAAACCGTCCGCAATAAACCAAAGAAGGCGATTGCATACCGGTAACACATAATAATCTTTACCAAAAGATTTATGATTTTGAGAATATTTACGATGCTTATAAAAAATCGATCAAAGAAAAGCGATATCGAGCAGAGATATTGCATTTTAGCCTGGATTTGGAAGGCAACCTGATACAGATCCAAAACGAATTGATCTGGAAAATCTATAAGCCGAGTCCTTATTATGAATTCTATGTATATGAACCAAAGAAAAGGCTGGTATCCGCACCGGCCTTTCGTGATCGTATCGTGCATCATGCTCTTTGCAATATCGTTGAGCCGCTGTTTGAAAAGAAAATGATCCATGACAGCTACGCCTGCCGCAATTTTAAGGGAAGCCACCGGGCAGCTGACAGAACACAGCGGTTTCTTAGGACCGCGATCAAAAACTGTGGAGAAGTTTACTGCTTAAAATGCGATATCAAACAGTATTTTCCCAGCATACCCCATGATATTTTGAAGCGGATCATAAAGCGAACCATATCATGTAAGGATACATTATGGTTGATCGATAGAATTATTGACAGCGGCGCGACACCTGGCCAACTAAATCCTATAAAGCTTCCGATCGGAGCGTTAACAAGCCAGTTATGGGCCAATATTTACCTTGGCCAGCTCGATCACTTCATAAAAGAAGAGCTGCGGGAACGGTTTTATATCAGATACATGGACGACTTCATAATAATTAACCACAGCAAAGAACGGTTATGGCAAGTGAAAGACCAGATAGAACGCTATATCAACCACGAATTATTACTGGAGTTTAATAATAAGACCGGTATTTTTCCGATCACCCAGGGGATTGATTTTGTCGGGTACCGGATCTGGCCAACGCACCGGCTGCTAAGAAAAAGATCAGTCAAGAAACTTAAACATAAGCTTAGAGTATTCGAAAGAAAATATGCAACCGGTGACATCAAGTTAAAAGACATAGACTGTTCGATACAGAGCTGGATGGGGCACGCCCAACATGCTGATACATATAGATTGAGGAGTAAAATATTCAATGAATTCAAGCTAGTAAAAACCGGAAAGGAGGAGGCGTGATGGCCAGACTGCCGGGTAAAGAAACGATCAGGCGGACAACGATTGCCGACATGAAAAAGCTGGGTATATATAAGCCGCAATACAACCGCATCATTGAAATATACGCCGAGCTCTATGCCCAATACGCACTCCTTGAAAAAGAATTTGAGCAGGGAGGGTACCAGTACGAAGTAGAAACGGCCCAGGGCGGAGCTAAAAAGTCTCCAATAGTAGCCACATTAGAAACATTGCGCAAAGATATCCTGGCATATTCCGACCGGCTTTGTCTGAACCCTAAGGCGCTGGAAACCGTGACCGCGGATACAGCCCAAAAATCTAAACTTGCCCAGGTATTAAGCGAGTTGAAGTAATGTGGCCAAGAAATCTAATACAAATTATAAAAACTATAAAAATGTTTTAAAGTATGCCAACGATATCATCGACGGAAAAAAACTGGCCGGAAAGGAATTGATCCAGACCTGCCAGAGATTCATTGAGGACCTAAAGAACCAGATATATGAATTCAAACCACAGGATGCTGAATTTGTGATCGGAGTGATCGAGAAAACCATTGTTCATGACCAGGGGGAAAAGCTGGACGGTACCTCATTAAGAGGAGAACCATTCCTGCTCGAACCATGGCAGAAGTTTATCATATATAACCTGGTTGGATTTTATCATAAAGGCACCAAGATCAGACGCTATAAAGAGGCGTTTATTTTTATTCCCAGGAAGAATGGCAAGACCAGATTTGCCGCTGCACTGGCCTGGGCCCTGGGACTGCTGGAGCGCCGCTCCGGATCTAAATGTTACATTGTGGGGGCGGCCCTGGAGCAAGCCCTGCAAAGCTTCAACTTCATATTATTTAATCTGGAGGAGCTGGGCGAAAAAGAAAACTTCCGCGTGCTGGACAATAATCAGGAACACAGCATCGGAGGAAATCTGGGAGACGGGTCCATATACATTAAAGCCCTGGCAGCCAACCCGGACCGGCAGGATTCTCTCAACTGCAATTTAGCGATTGCGGATGAGATCCATGCGTATAAGAAGCCGAAGCAATACAATATCATCAAGGAAGCTATGAAGGCTTACACCAACAAATTGATGATCGGTATTACTACGGCCGGAGACGACATGACCAGCTTCTGTTATCAGAGGCTGCAATACTGCATCAAGATACTGGACAAAACGGCAGTGGATGAGCAGTATTTCATATTCATATGTAAAGCAGACCAGGATCAAGGAGGCGATGTTGATTATACTGACCCGGTCCAGCATGAAAAAGCCAACCCCAATTACGGGGTGACGATCAGGCCGGAGGAGATTGCTAATGATGCCTACCAGGCACAGCAGGATCCACAGCAGCGCAAAGACTTTTTTGCCAAATCGCTGAATGTTTATACCGCTGCCATGAAGGCGTATTTCAACATTGAGGAGTTTAGAGCATCAGACAGGAATTATAAGTGGACGATCGACGAACTAGCCAAGATGCCTATTGATTGGTTCGGAGGAGCCGACCTGTCCAAAATGCATGACTTAAGCACGAGTGCCATCCATGGGCGCTATAAAGGAGTGGATATAGCAATCACCCATTGCTGGTTCCCGATCGTGGCCGCCGCCAAAAAAGCGGAGGAGGATAATATACCCCTGTTTGGATGGCAGGACGATGGCTGGCTGGATATGTGCAACAGTCCAACGGTGAACTACAGTGACATCGTCAACTGGTTCTGGATGATGAAACAAAAAGGGTTCCGGATCAAAAAGGTAAGCTTTGACAGAAAGTTCAGCCGTGAATTCTTTCTAGAGATGAAGAAAAAAGGATTTAAAATGCATGACCAGCCCCAGTATTTCTACAAGAAATCCGAGGGATTCAGGCATATTGAGAAGGCTGCCAAGGATGGCAAGTTCTATTATCTGCACAGCCAGGCTTATGAATACTGCGTGCAGAATGTCCGGGGCATCGAGAAGACTGACGACATGATCCAGTATGAAAAAGTGATGCCCAATATGAGGATCGATGTTTTCGATGCCGATGTTTTTGCGACCATCGGGATGCTGGAGGACCTGGAGAAGGCCAATAAGGCAAAAGAATGGCTGAAAGGAGAGTAGGTAATGAGCAGAAAAAATAAAGCCCAGGGACAACAAAAGATCAGGGCCGAAACTACATCGACATCGACATTACTAAGCATGTTCTTAAGCGGCGACCTGGACGATTTAAGCGTCTTGGGCTATACCAAGCTGAGTGACAACGCTGAAGTAAAGATAGCGGCCCATAAAATAGCTGAGCTCATATCATCTATGACGATCTATTTGATGCAGAACACCAGCGATGGAGACATCCGAATCAAAAATGAACTGTCGCGCAAGATCGACATCAACCCATATCGTTTAATGACCAGAAAAAGTTGGATATATAATATCGTTTACACCCTACTCCTGGATGGAAAGGGGAACAGCGTGATATATCCGATCATCAAAGATGGATTGATCAACGATCTGATGCCGCTTAAACCTTCGCAAGTCAGTTTTGTTGACACGAAGGACGGATACCGGGTGGCCTATGGAGACAAATCATATGGATATGATGAGATCATCCACTTTATAGTCAACCCGGATCCAGAAAAACCATATATCGGCAAAGGCTACCAGGTGGTTTTAAAGGATATCGTGGATAACCTTAAACAGGCCACCAAGACCAAGAAAAGCTTCATGTCCGATAAATGGAAACCGTCAATCATCATTGCGGTTGATGCCATGACTGAGGAACTGGCCAGCGAGGAAGGCCGGGATGCGATCCTTAAAAAGTATGTCAGCGAAACCGGAGGAGGCAAACCATGGGTCATTCCAGCAGAACTGGTCAAAGTAGAACAAGTCAAGCCGCTGTCACTTAATGACCTTGCCATAAATGATGCGGTCAACCTGGATAAACGCACAGTAGCAGGAATATTTGGAGTTCCTGCTTTTTTCCTGGGCGTCGGAGATTACAAGAAGGATGAATACAACAATTTCATAAACTCGACCATCCTGCCGATCGCCAAAGGCATTGAGCAGGAATTAACCAGGAAGCTGCTATACAGCCCGGACTTATATTTTAAGTTCAATCCCAGATCATTATATGCTTATGAACTTAAAGAACTGTCAGATGTAGGCAGCAATATGTATGTGCGAGGCATCATGTCGGGAAACGAAGTGAGAGACTGGCTGGGCATGTCGCCCCGGGAAGGATTAACTGAATTAGTGATCCTGGAAAATTACATTCCACTGGGGATGATCGGCGACCAGGCAAAACTGAAAGGTGGTGATAACGGTGAGGGATAAAAGGCAGACCAGGAGCCTGCAGGCAGAACTAAAAACCCGGGCAGAAAATGATCAGGATCTGGTCATTGAAGGTTATTTTGCAGTCTTCAATCGGCAGACCGAGCTCTGGCAAGGGGCATTCGAAGAAATTGCCCAGGGAGCCTTTGGAGGCACGATGGGAAATGACATCCGCGCCTTGATCAACCATGACACGACTCTGGTTATAGGCCGCAACAAGGCAGGCACCCTGGAACTCAAAGAAGACAGCCATGGGTTATGGGGCAGCGTCAGGATCAACCCCAATGACACCGACGCCCTGAATGCGTATGAAAGGGTAAAACGAGGCGACGTTGATCAATGCAGCTTCGGGTTTAACATCCTGAAGGAGGAAACCGACTGGCGGGAAGATGGGACAGTGAAATGGACCATTACCGAGATAGATTTACATGAAGTATCGATCTGCACTTTTCCGGCATACGAAGAGACTGGCGTCCAGGCCAGAAAAGCAGAAGTTGACCAGCACCGGCAGCGGCAGCTGGAGCAGCGTAAAAAACAATTGAAAGAGAGGTTAAAACCAAATGCTTAGACAATTAATGCTTTCCCGGATAATTGAACAGCGTAAAGCAGACCTGGCCGCATTGCTCGCAAAAGACGATGAACTGATAACCAGATCTGAACAACTGGAAACGGCCATCGAAGAAGCCAAAACCGATGAAGAAATTGCAGCAGTCGAAGAAGAGATCACGAAGATGGAAAACGAACAGGCTGCCCATGATGAACAAAAAGGCAAGCTTGAAGGCGAAATCCAAACTCTGGAGGGAGAACTGGAAGAAATAAAAAGCAAGGAACCAGGCAAAGAAACCAAAACGCCACCGGCAGAAGGTCGGACTAAATATCAAGGAGGAGAAGTAAGAATGAGAACTGGATTTTTCAGAGCCGCCCAAATGACCATGGAACAGCGCGATGCATTTCTGGCCCGCGACGACGTCAAAGATTTCCTGGTGCGGGTACGTGAACTGATCGGCCAGCAAAGAGCAGTTACCGGTGCGGATTTAACCATCCCAGATGCCATGCTGGGACTACTCCGCGACAACTTGCACCGTTATTCCAAATTGATCTCCAAGGTCAATGTAAAACCTGTGTCAGGTAAAGCCAGGCAGACTGTTGCTGGCGCCATCCCTGAAGGCATATGGATGGAAGCCATCGCCAACCTCAATGAGCTGGATATAAAATTTAATGAGGTTGAGGTTGATGGATACAAAGTTGGTGGATTCATCCCGATCCCCAATTCAACCCTTGAAGACAGCGAGCTAAACCTGGCGAATGAAATCATGGATGCATTGGGACAGGCCATCGGCTATGCAGTTGATAAAGCGATCCTTTATGGAACAGGATCCAAAATGCCCATGGGTATCGCTACCCGCCTGGCACAAACATCAGCTCCGGCTGATTGGAATACAAATGCACCGGCATGGACCGATTTGCATACAACAAACATATTAAAAATCAATCCTGCCAGCATGACCGCCCAGGCATTCTTCGCCGCTTTACTGATCGACCTGGCTGTGGCAAAACCTAACTATGCTAGCGGCGGAACATTCTGGTGCATGAACCGGAAAACCCACATGAATCTGTTATCAAAGGCGATCACTTTCAACGCAGCTGGCGCATTGGTTGCCGGAATGAATAATACCATGCCGGTTGAAGGCGGAGAGATCATTGAACTGGAATTTGTCCCGGATAACGATATTATCGGCGGCTTTGGATCCATGTACCTGTTGGCTGAACGTGCCGGAGCCCAGATGGCTGTTTCCGAGCATGTGAGGTTCATCCAGGATCAAACCGTTTTCCGTGGCACAGCCAGATATGACGGAGCCCCTGTTTTCGGTGAAAGCTTTGTTATTGTGAACATCAATAACGGCAGCGCAACCACCAGCAAGACCTTTGAAACTGACTGGGCCAACACCGATATCGGAGCCCTGGGCGTAACATCAGCCGCGTCATCCTCGACATCAGGTGATACGGTTATAACTGTAAGCGGCGCCGAATTATCAGGAACCACGCTTGCTTATAAGGTTGCCGGGAAGGCCGTTGACGTAGCCAATGGATCCAAACCGACAGGCTTTACTGCTTGGAACGGCAGCGATGAGATCACTGCTGCTACCGGTAAAGTCATCACGGTGGTTGAGCTGAACGCCGCCGGTCAAGCGATTAAGGTCGGAAGTTGTTCTGTAACAGCCAAAGTTTAATGAGGTGATCAGATGGAGACAGCAACCATCGTCTCCCTGGTTAAAAGTCGACTTGGCATTACAACAACGGTTCGGGATACTTATTTAACTGCAATCGTTGATGGTATCCTAGAAGAACTTTCAGATGAGAAAGGGTTGACCCTTGACGGGGCCAACCCTTATCATTTGATATTTGTCGTTGACTATGCCAGTTGGCGGTACCAGAGCAGAGACAGCGAAGGAAGCATGCCCAGGCATCTCCAATATAGGCTGCACAATTTGATTATTCATGTCGGGGGTGAGGCCAGTGACGACGTTTGATAATGAATTAAAACTGATCAATCACCTGGCATGGACTGAGGACGATATCGGCAACCAGATCCCGGTCACAAGTGAAACCGTTTTATTGTGCGGTATAAAATCCGTGGGACGTAATGAGTTCTATAATGCTGCTGTGGCCGGCCTGAAACCTGAGATATCCTTCATTATCAAAAACTACGAGTATGACGGCCAGACCGAGCTGGTACATCAGGACGTAACCTATAAAGTAGTCAGGACTTATGCCACCGGCATAGAAGATCTGGAACTGATCTGCGAGAAAACCCTGGCAGAAAAAACGGATCAAAAATTGATCGACACCCAGTTGGTACAAGCTTTAATCGCGATCGTTGAGGAGTTTATTACTGATGAAGCGGTCACAATGGCTGAGGAGACAGTTGACTATTATGGGGCCAAACTGGCAGCTGCCATAGACGGGTATTAACAGAGGAGGGAGATCATGGCCGGACATAGGAAAGTGACCCCTGACGAACTATATTCAGAAATTGCCCGGGAATTAACCGGATACACTGAGGAGATTGACGAAAGCATTGACATAGCTGCCGAATGGGCAGCTGATGAATTAGTGTCGATACTCCGGAGCACCAGCCCGGAAAGCAAAAAGCTCACCGGTAAAAAATATAAAAAAGGCTGGGTCAAAAAGAAACTCAAATATGCCTATGTCATCCATAATAAAAACAAACCCCAGCTCACTCACTTACTGGAATTCGGTCATGCCACAAGAAATGGCGGCCGAGTGGAGGGAATACCCCATATAAAACCAGCAGAAGAGCAAGTCATACCAATGTACGAGGACATGGTTACGGCCATTATCGCAGGAGGGAAAATCCAAAAAAGATAAGGAGACGACAATATGGACGGGGCAGCACTCAAAACTTTATTAAAAACAACCGGATACCCAGTGGCCCATCATCATTTTGAGGCGACACCTACCCGGCCGCACATCGTTTACTTATCAAACAGCTCAAGCAATTTTGCGGCCGACAATAAAGTCTACCAGAAAGAAACAGTCTATCTGGTCGAGCTATACACCGATAGGAAAGATCCCGTTGCCGAAAAAGCGATTGAGGATCTTTTTGACGCTAACGATATATTTTGGGAAAAGGATGAGATCTGGATAGGCGATGAAAATCTGTACCAGGTCCTATATGAAATTTAAGGAGGATTGATGATGAACAAAGTCAAATATGGCTTAAAAAATGTTTACTACGCGCCCATCACATTGACCAATAACATCCCCAGCTACGCCACCCCGGTGCATATTCCGGGTGCGGTGAATTTAACCCTTTCTCCTGTGGGAGAAAAAGTGAAGTTTGCCGCCGACGATATGGAGGACTACTTTGCTGAGAACATCAATAATGGCTATGATGGCAGCCTGGAAATGGCACTCATCCCTGACACATTCCGTAAATCCATTCTGGGAGACACTGAGGATTCAAATGGAGCCATCGTTGAAAATGCGAATGCGACCGTAAAACGGTTCGCATTAATGTTTGAATTTGATGGTGATGCCAAGAAAACCAGGCACGTATTATATAACGTCCTGGCCAACCGGCCCAGCGTTGAAGGAACGACCAAATCAAATACCAAGGAACCAAAAACTGAGACACTGGAGATAGAAGCCAGGCCGGCAGTTGATACCAGTGATGTAAAAGGCAAGATTGCTTATGGCGACACCGGCTACGACACGTTCTTCAGCGCGGTCTATCTGAAGAACGCAGTGACAAATACCGCAGCTGATCCAGCGGACTTCAGCAAAGCCGCTGCCCTTGACGTCTTAGTCGATGTAACCTCATCCAGTGGTACCAATGCCGTGAAGAGCGTCTACATGGATGGCGTGCCGGTTGGGTTCGCGCATCTTAGTATTACCGGCGTTGATGTCACTCTGGCTAATGCCTACATTGATACTCTGACCAATGGCGACCACACCATCTTAATTGAGTTCACCCAGGGCAATGCAGTCAGTGTGACCCTGACAGTGGGGGATTAACCTATGCGCGAAATAACAATAGGCGAAAAACAAATGAGGGTCAGGGCAACGCCCCTGGCCCTACTCTACTATCGCCAGGAATTTAAGACTGATCTGATTGGCGATCTTATCTCTATGCAGGAGATGGCCAACGAT